CCTTCTTGCCAGATGGAGTAGTTCTTGCGTAGGTTAATCCAACGCCAATAGTCATGTCCGGAAGTGAGTCTGCGTAGGAAATAATGACAATACCAGAACCACCATTTCCAGTTCTACCACCGCCGCCACCGCCAGTATTTGCAGTTCCATTTGTTCCGACATAGGTAGGATCACCGCCGCCGTTTCCACCGCCGCCTATTCCACCAGCCTTTGACCCAACTGATAGATCACCAAGTCCACCGCCGCCACCAGCATAATAAACTGAACTTCCTGTAATTGAAGATGCTGAACCTGCGCCGCCTTGACCTAAATTAGCACCAGTTGATGGGTAACCTACTGCGGCTTTACCACCACCGCCGCCACCAAATAATCCCGAGCCACCTGCGTTACCTTGTCCAGAAGTTCCGGCACCGCCAGTTCCACTTGTAGATGGTGAGACATATCCACCACCGCCGCCAGAACCACCACTTAAACCGTTTTGATTGCTAGCACCGCCGGATTGGTTTGCACCACCACCGCCGCCACCAGTTGACGTAATGCTTGAAAATACTGAGTTTTCACCATTTGAACCTCGAACTGAACCTGCGCCTGTTCCTGCGCCGCCTGCGCCTACTGTTATGGTCACTGAACCACTAAATGAAAATGCAGTTGCAGTAAGCATACCGCCAGCACCACCACCACCAGCGCAACCACCGCCACCACCTGCTACAACTAAATAATCTACTGATCTTGTTGGTGGCGCACCGGAAGCAATTCCAGCAAATCCTGTTATTGCGTTACCTATCATTAGGCAATCGATCCGACCACATACCAAGTATCTGTTGCAGTCTTGATGCAAGCAGCAGTTTTGTATTGTCCTAAAGTTGGTTGTGCGGCAATACTTCCTGAGGATAAAACTGTGGTTGTGCCTGAGGTTACTGCTTTGATTGTTGTTACTCCTGCGCCTTTATTCAATACTGTAATAACTGTGCCAACCGGAATAGCCGCTGTGGCATTGGTAGGAATTAGCAATTCTATTGCTGTGGCTTTATTCATTGGAATTAAATTTTGATAGCTGTCGGCCAAAACGAGCGTATAATCAACTGTTTTGTCGGCTTCAACGTCAAACGTAACTAAGCCATTAAACATTGCAGCTGAGAGAACGTCTCCGGTGCTTGCTGGAAATCCTGTTGCCATTTATTACCCCTTAATATGTCATTACTGACGTGCCGATTATACCGTATAAAGAACTGCCTATGATGAAAGAATCGATGATTGGCTCAGATGTTACGAAGGTGGTGTTCCAAGTGCCTGGAGTGATTTCGTGTGCCACCCCCATACATTGCAAGGTTTTGTCGATGATTGTGCCATCTTGCCCTACGTTCTTGACTCGGATGGTGTCGAAGAAATCTAGGGTCAAAGCTGCTGTTGTGCCAGCGGCGTAGTCAGCCGTATTTAGATCAAGAGTGAGGGAATCAACTCGAAGCGTTGTCTCAGCCCGTGTTGCGGTGTAAGCCTTTGCAATATCTAAAGCCTGAGCGTCTGTCTCGACTAGCAGGTCTGTGGCTGTGTAAGAGTGTGGGAAATACTGAATTTGGCTTGCTACGTTATTGGCAATCTGGGCTGTGCCATCTTTTCTAGTAATAGAAGTCTGGTTAATAATCAGCTTGTCATCTAATGCAGTAACTATGTTGCGGTAAGGGATGCCTGTGCCATCGTTTGAAAAGAATGTCGGATTAGCCCCCGACTTGCTTTGAATAGATGCACGACTAATAAACTTGGCATCTCCATTAGGCAGTAAATAGAAACCGCCCTGTTCTGAAAATTCCATATTTCTAATAGCTTGAAGCGATGTTCGAGAAGTGCCAGGATCGGCCTGAACGGTCGTTGAACCTGACTCTATATCTCGCATAGAATTTGGAAAACCAATCGTGTCAAGGATAGCTGTAACTCGTGTGCCTGTGGTCTGGCCAGCAGTTCCACCTGTAATTGTGGTTATGTTGGACATATTTAACAGACGGAAAGCATCTACAAGTTCTAAATCTACATAACCAAGATTTTGTTCTTTATCCCATGTGTAACTATAACTAATTGTGTAACCTGAAAAGAGAAAACTTTCGTTTGCTGATATACGCACTTTACGCAAAGGAACAAGTTTGCCAGCATAAGGGGAACTTAAATTGGTTGGATTCCAATCTCCCGTCTGATCTAAAATTCTTACTCTAGCTGTGCCAGCTTGAAATTCCTCTTGCAACAGATTATATCCACGCCTTATGGAAACTCTATTGACTTGGTTTGAAATGTCTATTGTGTCAGCCGCTTGATCTGCCAGCGTGTTGAAGCCCAATACACCTTCACCGATTATGAACGGGTAGCCAAATACCGCACCGGAACTAAAGTCAAAGGTTACGACAAGTGTTGGGATTGCCACTATAGACCCATACCGCCAGCAAAACTTTGTTGTGAATTGTAACCGTTACTGTTGCCGTTGGCTGAGTTAGTAATAACAGTTGAGGTTATACCTAAGGCAGCGGCACTTGGGTCAATACTTACCACAATTTCAGTTGGATACTTTGATGGTAAGAAAGATTGTCCAAAGCCGCTGTATCCATAGAATGAAGGAAGGCCTAAAGGATTTTGTGGAGTTTTTTGAATTTCTTTTTCGGGTTCTGGCACAAGAGATTTTATTTCTTGTGGGATTTGAATTGGAACTTTAGCAGCACCCATCATGGCCAGTTCATTTCTTAATTGTCTAGCAGCTTGCAAGGCTGCATCCAAAGAACTAGAAAAACCACCTAAAGGATTGGTTGAAGATAACTTCATTGCGGCTATTTGAGAAGATAATAATTGTTGTGCTAAGCCGCCAGCGGCATCTGCATTACCCAGAAGTATTGCTTGTTGCAGTTTCAAACGTAATGATTCATCCTCAGTTACTTTACCCATTAGCGCAGCTGTGTTCTGGATTAAATCCATGTTCATAACGGCTGAGGCTTTATCTAAGACGGCCTTTGCTTTGGTTAGGGCTGTCTGCTCTTTAATTGCTTTAGTTTGCTTAACTGCTAGCGCAGCCAATTCCTTTTGGCGTTTAGCAGCATCAGCGTCAGCCTTCTTGCGTGCCATGACTATCTTCATACCAGCAGGAGTCATATCTGGCATGTTGCCGGACATCGGATCGTATGGTCTATCTTTAACTGCTAGTTCATTACGCTTTTTTTGTAATGCGCCAATAACACCAGAAATTAAACCAATACCGCTGTATTTAGCAATCGTGCCAAAACTACGGGCTAAGTCTGCACCAAAGCGTGCCATTGCTTCCATATTGGCTACTGCTTGGTCAAGACTACCATTACCAAAAGCATCTATCAAAGCATCAGTTATGCCTTGTCCAATAACCTCTTTTGCGTTGCCAGCAGCAATAGTCAGGGCATTTAACTTGAAGGCGTATGATTCCGCGGCTAGTGATGCTTGGCCTGAGAAAGTTTTGTTTAGTAAGGCTTGTATTTCCTCAAACGACTTAGTAGCCATTTCAGCCTGCGTAAGTCCTAAATTGTATTTTCTAAGCCCTCTAAGGTTTCCAACGTAAGCCTGTGATAGATCACTAACTGTTGTGCTTAGATCAACACCTGCACCAGCTGATGCGTTTAAAGCAACTGTTAATAATTCTTTAGATTTGGTATATGACTGTGTAACCTGAAGTAACTTTGCCATTGCAGGGCGTAATAGGTCATCAGCAACGTGAAAAGTTCTTTCGAGCCCCTGAATAAAGTTTTCTACATTGGTTGATTCGTAGGCTAAGCCTAAGTTCTCAACAGTTCTAGTTAACTTCTGCGCTGCTAGGTCATCCTCAGCAAACGCCTTCAAAGATTGTGAAGCGTAACGAAAAGCCTTTTGTGCGCCAGCCAGACCAATATAAGCCTTAGCAAGTGATTTAACTCCAGCCTGAAGTCCTAGAACATCTTTGTTGGCTTTATTAAACGCTGGCTTGCCTTTATATTCAGCACCAATACCAACTACTAAATCAACTTTGGCCACTATACAACCCGCCTGTTCTTAAAGTTATTTGCTGCATTTTGTAATGCTTTCATTACTGCTGCGGTTGCTCTGCCTTGATCTCTATTCCAGGCTGCGAACATGGCACGACCTTGTAGTCTGCCTTCTCCTACCATCGGCCCTAAAGCCTGAGCAAAGTTTGGTCTGCTTGATTTCTTACCGCTTGGCGCACGAACACCGGCACGTTCATAAATTGCACCAATAGCAGATTTGTTACGGATAGAAGCTGCATAAGAGAAGCCGCGATAATTAGGTTTGCTTGGGCTTGTGCTGAAAGAGATGCCACGTTTTGCAATCTTTGAATCCCACGCAGGGAATCTTGCTTCACTCATGGCTCTAGGCCGCCATCCAGATAAAGGACTAACGGCTGGCACAAGGTTTCTAGCGTTCTGCACGATTGGCTTTAATGCGGCAGCCATTTCCTTTTGTGTTTCTTTGGCTAAGTCAGGCTCGAAGTTGCGTAGGGCGTAACGGAGTTGCTTAACGCCTCTTACTTCCGTTGCCATCCTTCATCTCCTTTGCCCTGTCCTTCATAGCCATCAAATAAGTCTTGAACATTCGCACATCCATATCTATAAAGGATTGTGCAGGAATTCCCGTCTCTAGGCTCATTCGTGCGATGAGGTAGTGAAGGGAATCCCTAGTTAGTCCAAAGGGTCATCATCAAGAACTTCCACACGCACGAGCGTATCTAAGAAATCTGCGCCAAAAGGCTTAACAGTTTCTCCCGATCTACGGATGCACTCCCAGGCTAACCAATAAACGTCAGTCTGCTTCTCATCCTCACGGAAGGCTTTGTGTAAGCCTTTCTTTGCATAGACTTCAAATGCGAACTCTATTGCTGGTGTGATTGTGTGAGTGGTATCGCTACCATCCACCCTTACTATTCTTAACTTTGCCATGTTAGCCCTTTTCTGTTAGTTGTTTAGAATGTTCCTGTAGTTGCTAAAGCAGTTGTGCTGTTGCAAGTAAAGGTTAAATCCATTGTAGCCTCATCAGCAACTGCGCCGTTGATGTCTGTTAAGTTGTCAATAAGAATTGTGCCTGTGTAGAGTTTGTTTGTTGCTGATACTACTGCAACCTTGTCCTGAATTGCTGAGAAGGCTACTGTTGTGCCGTATGCTGCTTGTAGAGTAGCAAGAACTGAGCCTGCTGCTGTGTCGTTCAAGAAGCTAATTGTCAGCTGATCATTGGACAGGCCAACTACATATTTTGAACTGGTATCGCCCATAGCTGTGACGTTTATTTGATCTGCTTGACGTGTAAGTGTAAAAGCAGTTACGTGGTCTGACAAATCAACAGAGTTAATTTTCAATCCTACTTTGTTATTCAAGAATATCGCCATGATTTATTCCTCATCTTTCTTGGCTGGTGCCTTTGGGGTGGATTCAATTTGACCAATCTTTTTAAGAAAAGCCAAATCCTCAGGTGTTAGATTATTGGTCATTTTAACTCCAACTCGTAAGAATACTCAGACGTATTTCCGTCGTGAGAAGGTCTCCAGCTGTTGTATCAACTGATACCCCAGACACAGAGCCAATGTTATAGTTTAGCGTAGAGGCAGCTAGTTTAGTGAATACATCAACAATAAAATCTTCCATGCTTGCAAGTGAACCCTGGTTGTCAAGTAATGGCAAGTAAAGTTTTAAGCGAAAGTTAGCCAAAGGTGCAACAGTTATGTGCTGGTTATTGCTTGGCACAATATAAGGATCATCAGGTTCTACAACCACGCTGTTGGCCAGCGGTGAGGCAGGTGGAAAAGAAAATACCTGCCATACCGCCGGATTACTTAAAGCCGTTGCAATGGTAGAACGGAGAGTTGTGACGGCAACTGTCATCCGACTAGTCCACTTGGGTTTAAGTAATTCGCAATCAGACCTCTGACTTTGGCGAGGAGCGTGTTCCCGAGTCGGTAAGGTGAGGGAGTAAATCCATCAGGGCTTACACCGCCAGCGTTTGAAAGTTGTCTTGCTTGCCAAATATCAACGGCAATCATAAGTGATGCTTCCCGGATTTCCGGGATTGTTGCAAAATCTACGTTAGTTCCAGCCGCTACTGTGGCGAATGGTTGAATTGGGTTCTTAACCTGATCTGCGCCTGTGGCTGCATAGGTTATGGAATAGTTATAAGCCGTCAAGGAATAGTTTTGGTAGTTGAGGGCAGATACCTGGACTGCGCCGTTAATCTCAGTGATTGTCTTTGTGCCGTTGAATGGTGAACCGGCATTAGTAATAGTTACGCTTTGGCCAACATACATGCCGTGTGGTTGTTGAAAATAAAGTGTTGCAAAGTTATCGGTAAGACTTCTAGCAGCTGCGTAATAGTTGTTGAACCATAAATGGCTCTTGATTATGTTCTCAGCGGCCTGAGCGCACTCTTCAACTACGTCATTGCTATAGAGAGAACCGATGCCTAGAACGCTGCGCAGTTCGGCCTGTGTTACGTATGTTGCTGGCATGATTTCCTCTCTAATTAAAATTGAAGG